AGACCATACAGACCAGCCGGAACAAGGAGGGCAACCCATCACAATGTCGGCCTTCATTACTGGCCATTCGTTAGAATCGTCAGAGAACTGAGATGTCCAGCTATTTCCTAGGTGATGTCGATTAGCTTCTGCGACTGGATTACCAAAATCTAAAGTTCCAGTGCGTAGCGTCATCTCCATTCCTTGTTGAACGAAGCCGAGGCTCATCGAGCCAGCGAGGCCGTTGCAGTCAATAAACTTTGGTTTAGACATAGGAATCCTTCCGTAATGTGTACGGAAGGACTGTATACCGCATTCGCAGTAAATGTACTGCTATTCCGCGGTGTTTTCTAGCAAACCTACCTCGTAACCACACCCTGCGTAACCAGCAATATCTACCCAAGTGTCAGGTTGGAACCCAGATTTAGACGCGTAACGCGCAACCTTTAACCCAACCATCATCATTGCAACATCTTCTCGTGTGATAGTAACACCAAGAATAACAGACCAGATCTTGCCAATGCGTTCAAAGTTTTCTTCTGGTCCTCCGTACTGTGCGTCTCTGTCACCAGTGATGATAGACGCGGCATTGCGTAGAGCTTCTACGCGAGGAAGATTTTCACTCATTCGTCACCAACCTTAGTGCGAACAGTAACCTTTGCAGCAAGATCTGCGCCAGACTCGCTAATATTCATCTCAGCAGATATTGGAAGAGTTGCCTCTGTGTCATTGGCAAGTTTCTTCCACTTAGTCTCCGCGCGTTCACGTAGCTCTTGAAAGTCATTACCATTAACTGTAAATTCAACTGTAGCTCTCATCAGCGTATTCTTTTCTGCAGCAGGTGTGGTGTGTAATGCGCACCGTCGAGAACTGGTGTTTTATCGTCCGTAGACTTAAAGATAATGTCACCATAGCGAACTGCAACAACCTTACCGCGTCGCCCGTTGTGAATAGCTCCTGTGGATCCATCGTAAGCATCAGACTTAACGCGGACCTCGTCACCTACAAGTATTGACCCTGGTTGCGCATCAACCCAAAACTCATCGGGCTTCTCAGGCACAATGGAGTGACCAAGAGCAAGCTTACCAAACAAGTCTACAGCATCTTTTGTCTGATTGTCAGACAGTTTCATGGTTTCCCACTGCTCAAGCAGCTTAAGAACAGCGTTGCCTACGCCAACCTTAACCCTTGCTTCTTCCATTTGGGCTCTAACCCATTCAATATTTACCTCAGGCATGCTAGTTGTCCCCTCCTATTTCATCTGGCAAACACTTTACGCATATGCCAACGCTTCTACTGCGGCCAACGTCATCAATGGCGCGCGTGCATAGTTCACATTTTACGCCTTGGTCCTTAACTTTGTACCCTTTGAGCTGACGTTCTTTATTGCGTTCCATCTTCTCAACGTAAAACTTATCCAGCATCTCATCTGTTCCGCCTGCCGCAACAATAATGTTTGCAACAAAGTGTAGAACATCTACAGCTTCCTTAATAACTTCCTCGCGGTCTGCGTAAGGAGCATCGTGCTGCCATGGCTTCCATGAAATAGCTTGGCGCATCTCGGCAAGTTCATCATCTACTGCTAGCATATTCCAGCGTAGATATTCTACAAACTTGCGAATATTCTGAGGCTTATCGCCTTCCATCTCTTCGTAGTTGATAAAGTATACGTTTTCCTGTAGATCACGTGTACGACGCAACCAGTTATTAAATAACATTCCCATTGTTATCCCTTTCGACTGTAGAGCTCTAGTGATTCGGTTAATGCAATTGCTGCATCTCTTTTTGATGGGATTGCGTCTAGGTACGCTTTCCTTTGATCATTTGCTAGCTGTGTTCTTTCTTCTTGTGACATATGCTCAATTGCAGATGCAAGCTGCATCCACGGATTTCCAATGAACCCACTTTCGCGCCAGTCAGTTGCAACTGGCGTTGAAGCGTTTAAGCATTGAACTATGCGGTATGTCCACCATGTACCATTTTGATGAGGGCTAATCAACGCGCCTATGCCACGCGCAATTTGATCTGCAACCTTATCATCTGTCCAGCCTTTATTCCATTTCATAGGAACGGTAGGATTAGACAGTGTAGCAACAGTAGATTTAGTCCACGGTGAAGAGAAGTTTTCTACAACCCATTTCTCAGTGCGCTCGTCTTCAGACGGTTTTGGATCAAAAATAATGTATCTGTCTAAGTTGACTCCCTTAAGACTTGGACGCGCGGCTTCTGGTAGCTGCTCTTGAATGTTCTCATGCGCAGTCCATGGCAGCATTGGGTACAACGTAGCGGGCCAAGCATCAACAAGAAGGCTATCCACTGTCTCTAGAAGACGATTTAAGACCTCTGGAGAGTTAGCTTGCGTATAACCTTTGCGGTACGAGTAAAAAGGTTTTACAAGGTTCTCAGGCTTCTTTTTAATTGCGCGTAAGCTTGAACCTATGCGTGTAGGTTCAGGCGCGTCAATAAAGAATGAAAGCTTAGGTGAATTCTTTAGACGAGAAATAACGTTTAACGCGCCATAAGTGTGATTAGCACTTAAGCTTGTAATAGGGCTTAGTCCAACAAGAACTTTATCGTAGTCCTTGAGATCGTCCTCAGTCCATGTGATCTTTGGCTCTTCTTGCGTAACATCATTGCCATGCAGTATAAGAACAAGACCCATAAGACTTGCAAAAGATAGACTGCGTGAATTAGCATCTGGCGACACATGCGGAGCTGACATGCCAGTTATAAGTATCTTACTCATGCATAGGTACCATCAGCATTCACCGCAACACCTTTATCCTCACGAACAGCACGCTCGATAATACGATTACAGTGTTCAACAAACGCAGAGTACTCAGGGATGTACGGGCGCAACGCTTCCTGTTGCGCAATTGCCGCCGCAGCTAATTCAGAGTCACTCATCTTTTCGACATCAGAGATAGTTAACTTATATGCGTCACCTAATGGATCTCCTTCACCCTTATCGGTAACGAGAATAGATCCTACGTGCGCTGCGTATAAGAAACGACTACGCCACCAGCCAGACCCAGCGTGTGGGTACGGTGGTGAAAGGATTCCCCAGTGATGATTGTAGAATTCAAGTACGTCTTGTTCAGTGTCAAACCTTTGTCCGCCAAGCTTCTTAATAAGCTTACGGCTTCCAACAATTTCAACTTGCCATTCTGGCGTCTTGCGTTCTAGCCAAGTATCATGCGGCATAAGAGCTCCAAGTACCCATGCACGCTTTTTCTCGGCCGCAGGTTTAGCAGTAACTGGTTGTAGTGTAGGCATGACAGTTGCAGTTGGGTCTAGAGCTTCAATTGGGCCAAGCTCTTTAGGCATACGCTTACGAACAATAGATCTGTCACCAAAACCATACATAGGGCACACTGGAACCATTCCAGCTTCCCAGCGCTTGTCTACAAGATCTGTTGCTGCTTGTACAAGACGTTTTTCCCATGGCTTAATGTTTTCATCGTTGTCCATCATGTAATAGCGTTCGATGTAGCACTTCTTTGCAGCTTCAGGGTTAACAGCGCGAACACGCTCTAGCGCTGCCTCAATATCTGCACGACTAAAGTAAGTTGCGCCTTCGTCACCGCGATGTTCAGTTCCTACGAGCAGATGCTTATACAACATATCTGGTTTACGAATTAGCGCACGTGCACCATTAAATACAGTATTGAATTGCCAATCATCAAAGAATCCTACGCAAGGAATGCCAGATGACAACGCGTATAGCGCACCCATCGCACCTTGGCGACCATTCAAAGAGTTAAGAGGTGCAAGATTGATCCATAGCACATCGTAAGATGACAAGTCTTCGCCAGGTGTAATTTTGCGCCAGTCAACGTCATGACCAGACTCGCGCAATGCCTTAGCAATAGACGCAGGTACGTCAATCTTTTGAATAGTTCTTTTCTCTGTGTTTATCTGCAAAGCAGTAAACCCACTCATTAGAACCTTCATACTACCTCCTTTGTGTTAAGTACATTTGGAACACCGTCTGAACTTTACCAGGACAGACGGCGAACCAGACGCACTTAAATTAGAAAGGTGCTGCCGGTGGAGCCGCTGCTACAGCAGGTGCTGCTTCAGGGGCTGGTGCTGGTGCAGGTGCTGCTTCAGCTACAGGAGCTGCTGCTGGTGCAGGCGCTGGTGCAGGTGCAGGTGCTGGAGCAGCTGCTGCAACAGGTGCGCCCGCTGCAGGCATTGCAGACGTGTAGTAGTTTTTGATTTCGTTCTTCTTTTGACCCTGCCAGGTACGAGAAGTAACAGCCGCGCGGAATGCACGACCACGAATCGCTTGCTCAATCTGAGCGTTTGATGGGTTAGTTGCGAAGAACTCGCGACCAAGACCAAGTGCCATCATCTTACGGAAGAACATTCCGAGAGCTGCGTTGTTGTCTGGTGTAACTACGAGGTTGTCCCAGATAAGTCGCTTTGCATGTGCGCCATTTTGGACCTGAGCCTTAATTGCGAACATTGTTTTACCAGACTGTGAAGTCTTAGCAGTTGCTTCCACGATGACTAAATCATAGTCACCGTCTGGAAGTGGATCGTAGCCAGTTGATACTTCACCAGCTTCTTTGACGAGATCGCCCCAGTTGAGTGTACTCATATCGGGTTAGTTACCTTTCGTAGTTGGAGTTGCTTGTGCTTTTGGTCCGAAAATCATGTCAAGCATGCGTTCGATTCCAAGGTCTTGCTGTTCAACGATCTTTCCAAGTCGACCTTGTACTCGCTCGCCTGCTTCGTATTCGTCTGTACGTTCTACATACATACGTCTTGCCTTGAACGGTGGTTGCAGTGGGTCTGGATTTGGATGTGTCTCCACTGTAATTGCGCCAAGAATATCGTAGAAGTAAGGTGCTTGAATTGCAAGCTGACCCTGTAGGTACGGACGTGAACGACCGTCTGCTCCAGGACGAGCCATAGCAGTTAGCACAACAGCTTCTAGCGGTTGCGTTGGGTGCATTGTAAGGTCACGTAGGTCACGCAATAGCGCACCCATATGACGAAGCAATTCGCCCCATTGTTGCATCTTCATCTGTTCAGTTCCTGCAATTGAGTCCATGCACTTCACTTGAAGTTCAGAGATAGAGTCAATGATGAGTGACTTGAACTGATGCTTTCCAGTTTGTAACCACTGGAATGTTTTAAGAACGACATCGTAATCGCGAACGTTCACGACAACTGTGTCCCAGGTGCCATCAGCAACTGGAGGTTCTTCTCGAATTGGATCCCAATACTTTACGGTGATAGGCAGGAATCGGTGCCCACCTTCAACGTCAAGCATGAGACGTGGATACGGTGCTGTCACCGCAAAGGTTGATTTACCAACCTTTGACTCGCCATACACCATGATAGTCAACGAACGTTGTACGTCAGACATCACTGCTTCCTTTCATCTTTAGGCGTAGCATCATGCATTGCCTTTTGGTTCTTCCACGCCATAATAAGCATATGGATTGGAAATTTCGTATGCGTCTTCAATTGCAGCCTCTGCTGCGCTTCCGTCATCAAACATTGGACAGATGCTGAAGAATGAGCATTTCCACTTGCAGTCTCGCGTTGGGTGTGGATACGCAATAAAACGGTGATCTCCGCCTTCGTCTAAAAGCTTACGTGCGTTCATCATGTCGGTAAGTACTCCGTGAATACGCTGCCAGAATGAGCGCAAGGCAAACACATTGTGTCGTACCTCAATCTGCTCATAGAAAGGTGGCTTTGCGTTTGCAGAGCGCTTTACCTTCTTGAGCATAGTAAAGATTCCGCCTTCAGAGCGTTCGCCTTCTTTGTTCTGCGCAGTTTCAAGCATCATATATGTAAGGATCTGCTCGTTCATATGCGCCATAGCGCCAAAGTCTGTAAATGAACCACCGACGGTTTTAAAGTCGCGGAACATGCGCACACCGTCAGCCTTACGACGAACACGCATATCAATCTTACCTTGAAGGATAACACTGTTATCCATGAGAGGCATTTCAATAATTTCTTCAGTAGAAATCATTTCCAGCTCTGCGTCAATGCCCTCTTCTTGTACCCACTGAAGGTACCCGTCAAGCATGATGCGACCAAGTTCAGCCTCTGACTCAAGGTCATAGGTATCACGGTAGCTTTCAATAAGCTTTTGCTTGTCAATTTCAACTAGTTGTGCATGAGCCTCAAGCAAAGGTATTTCCTTTGAGTAGTACATATCTAAAGCTTCGTGGATACGTGAGCCAAGCGCAAGTGCGCCTGTCATGTTCTGCGTCTTAGGCTGCAGTCTACGGTAGTAGCTTAGCCACCAACGACGACGGCAGTCCTTAAAGGTCTGGATCTCTGAGTTAGAGATTCGTATTGGTTGGGTCATAGGTTTCCTGCCTTATCGTCTTTTAGTAGTGATAGAAGCTTTTCCTTATCGCGAACAATTTGTTCAAAGTTATCAGCCTTAGTTTCAAGAACCTGGATAACACGTTCCTCAATAGTTCCATCAGTTACGTAGTCCGTAATGATAATCGAGTCGTGAATTTCAGATCCAATTCTATGAACACGGTCCAGTGCCTGGCGGTGATCAACGAGTGACCATGGACGCTGCAGCATGATAAGACGGCGGGCTGCTGTAAGAGTTACACCAACGCCTCCCGCCTGTGCTGTAAATAGAATCCATTTGATCTTGCCAGACTGGAAGTCATCAATTGCTTGCTGACGTTCGTCTTCGGTCTGCATTCCAGTGATGAGACCGTGTTCAATCTTTTCCTTGGTAAGCTCAGCGCTTAACAAGTAAATCAGTTGGCGTGACACCGCACAAACGGCAACGGAGTCATTGCCAAAGTCGCCAGCCTTCATGTCGTCAATAACTGCGTCAACCTTTGCTGAAGGGCCTGCAAGTACAGTGCTAATCTCACCAGTATCTTCGTTTACCGACATCTCAGCGTATGAGCTTGCAAACTGCAGTAATCTAATTGTCTGAGTTAGCGGGCTTGGAGCTGTGATTGCTTCTCCACCTTCAAGCTCAGCAATCATAAGATCACGCATTTGGTTGTAAGCCTTTTGTTGCTTGGTAGACATTTCTACATCGCGACGTTCAAACATCATTTCTGGAAGCCAAGGAAGTACCTTTGCCTTTAACATGCGACGCATTCTTGGGTTTAACCCTTGATAGAACTCTTGTTCCATGTGAGGCTTAATACCTAGAACCATCATTCCACCAAACGCGTTGAGCATAGTGTTAACCATGCGTTCAATCCAACGTGTCTTGCTTGGCCACTCTTCAGGGCTAATCCAGTGAAGGATTGCCCATAGGTCAAGCACGTTGTTTGCAATAGGTGTACCTGTTAGTGCGTAACGAATATCAGCATTACCAGTTGCAGCCCATAGCGCACGTGTTTGCTTAGACTTTGGCTCCTTAGAGCGGTGGATCTCATCGGCAATGACTGCCTTAAAGTCGATCTTGTTAAGTTCACGAATATGAACCTCGCAGCGATTCTCTGTAACCTTCTCATCGTGGCCGCCGCAGTCCTTGCAACGAGCAAGTGCAACAGATCCATAAGATGCTAAGCGCGAGTGAGTACGAAGTGATTCCCAGTTGATAACATAGATATCCGCATCTTCCTCGAACTGTTTACGTCTTTGAGCAGTAGAC